GCTTTTAATCCAGCAGGCGTGGACAGCAAAAGAAAAAGCCCTGCGCATTGAGTTCGGAAAGATTCCGGGACCGGGAACCGGAGGCGGAAGCGAGGACAAAGAGATGCAGGCAGCGCTTGATCTGGCTGCAGAACTGGGCAAGAGAAAAGCCAAGACGGCGGAATCCGTTCGGAGTCAACTTGGTGGACTCGTTCGGTAAGAACAGTTCGACATATAAAACCTGTGAAAGGAGAAATGTTCCATGAAATTCACGACTACTGAAATTGCTGGCGGCGTTGAAATCCTGGCTTCTAAGGACTTCCAGGCGATTCCTGCGAAGCTCGCAACTCCCGGCACCGGCACGGTCGTAAAGGCTGGCACGCCCATCAATGCTGATGGTGAAAGCACAACTGGTTCCGGAGCCATTGGCGTCCTGCTGTATGATGTGGACACGGCGGCGAACCCCAATGGCGCGCTGGTTGTGCAGGGCATCATCGATGCGGCAAAGGCCCAGGACCACAGCGGCGTAACCTATGTGAGCGCCCTGTACAGTGCCCTGCCCGGCATCGTATTCCGGACCAATATCATGGCCCAGGATACTGGCGAGACCGGCGAAACCTGATCGGAGGTTAACCGATGAGAATACTCATTGCCGTACCGACGTTTGAAACCATTTATCCGGATACATATAAATCAATGTGGGATCTGGACAAGGACGAACACGAGGTGCTGTTCGAGAGCATTCGCGGGTACGACGTAGCAACGGCCAGGAACAAGATCGCACAGAAATCTCTGGACCTGAATGCTGACTACGTATTGATGGTGGATAACGACGTGGTTCTTCCAAAGGATGCGTTAAAAATGCTTCTGGAGGACCCGCGCAAAGTTTGTCTCGGGCATTATGCCCATCGTGGCACGGACAATCTTTACCATGGCAGGACGTGCATATGCAGGCTTAAGGATGCGGAAGGCAAAGAGTATTACCACTATCCGCTGGAAAGTGAATACACAGCGGGTGAAATGCGCGAAATGGCAGAGTCCGGAGTAACCAAGATTGAAGTCCATGGCGGTGGCATGGGGTGTGCGCTGATTAATACAGACGTGTTCCGCTCCATTGATTATCCATGGTATGACTGGGTGAATTACGGGGATGCCAATCGCGGTATGTTGAGTGAAGATCTTTATTTCTGTTCCCTGTGCAGGGCGAGCGGGATCAAGATCCACTCAGACGTGCGTGTCGGGTGCGGACACCTGCTGAGGCATGTGCAGTGGCCCGAATAACGTGATTTTTTATGGCTGTTGTTACTACAAACGGTAGTGAAAGCAGTACAAAACCTACGAAAGGAGAAAACCATTATGGATTTCAATGCTTTTCTGAAACTGGTCTCCCCTAAGGCGATCAGTATGAACTGGACTGAAGCTCAGACGGCCGCGGACCCCTACCTGGGTGAGGCACTGTTTCCCAGGAAACAGAAGGCTGGTCTGGATCTGAAGTGGATCCGGGGCAACAAAGGTCTTCCGGTTTCCCTGATGCCTTCCGCGTTTGACGTTCAGGCGACCTACCGCGACAGGATCGGCGTCAAGAGCGTCGAGACTGAAATGCCTTTCTTCCGGGAGGGCTTTAAGATTAAGGAAAAGGATCGCCAGAACATCCTGCGGGCGATTGACACGAACGATCCCTATGTTCGTGAGATTATCGCAACCGTGTTTGACGATGCCGGTCAGCTGATTGAAGGCGCCCGTGTTGTTGCGGAGCGTGAACGTATGCAGCTGCTCTTCCCGAAAAACGGCAATGTCGGCATTACCATCAAGGCAAACGGCGTGGATTATACCTACAACTACGACGCGGACGGCTCCTGGAAGTCCACAAACTACATTGCCCTGATCGGCGATAAACAGTGGACCAACGTCTCCACTTCCGATCCTTTCGCCGACATCCAGAACGCGAAGGATAAGATCCGCGACAAGGGCGGCATTCCGAGAATGCTGGCCATGAACTCCGCCACTTTCCGGACCCTGCGCGGCAACTCCAAGATCCTGAACAAGTTCATTACCAACACCGGCGTCGCTGTGGCTGTTGCCAATGACGGCGACCTGATCAAGGTTCTGAAGGAGACCATGGAACTGGACGGCATCATCCTGTACGACAAGAAGTTCCAGGATGAGAGCAAGCAGACCCACAAGTTCGTTCCGGACGGATATGTCGCTGTGCTGCCGGATGGCACGCTTGGTGATACCTATCTTGGCACCACCCCCGAAGAAGCCGATCTCCAGGGCAAGAGCATTGCCGATGTGAGCATCGTTGATACCGGCGTGGCTGTGACCCAGGTGCTGAATCCGCATCCCGTGAATGTGAACACCTACGTGTCCGAAATCGTCCTGCCCAGTTATGAGCGGATGGATCAGGTGGCCCTGCTGAAGGTATTCTGATAATCGGAGGTGCCGAGATGAAAGTCAAGGCAAGATACAGCATTCACTGTGACAAAGGCCTCTTTGAAAAAGGGGATGTCTTTGAGATCAACGAAGCTGACCTCTGGATGTACGGCGACGCTGTGGAGGCGGTAGCGGGACTCCCTGCCGCCCCAGCGGAACCGGAGAAGAAGACGGCGGAAGAAATCAAAAAGGCAGAGCTGGAAAAGAAGCCTGCGAATGAAAATCCTGCAAAGGACGAGCCAAAGACTGAAAAGCCGAAGGCTGCTTCCAGAAGGAAAAAGATCAGCGAGTAAAGGAGATGATCAGGATGACCATGGAGATGAAAACAAACATGCTCCGCCAGATGATGGATGGAGAGGAAGTTGACCAGGGCGTCCTGGAAGTTTATCTCGAACTCGCGCGCCAGAAGATTCTCAATCGCATGTATCCGTTCAAAGAAAACTATGACGGTTTGGATGTGCCGGACAGATATGTCGCCGCTCAATTAAAAATAAGCCATTACATGATCTCAAAAATTGGCGCGGAAGGGCAAATCCAGCACATAGAAGGGGGCATTCACCGCAATTACGGTGCTGCGGACATCCCTGACGGTATGTTGGCTGAGATCGTGCCATACTGCCAGGCGATCCGTTAAGGTGGTGAACGCATGAAATGTCTTAGGCGGAACAAAAGGCCGTTTGAGTATCTTCCGTATAGCGGAACGGAAACCGACCTAAACAAAGACGGTGAGCACACGGGCGAGTTTCGCCGTGAATACGGAAGGCCTGTCGAGATGCGCGGGAACATTTCTATGCCAAGCGGAAGAGTTAACCAGACGTTTTACGGGGACGATATCAGGTACACACATACGCTTGTCATGGACGATCCAGGCACAATAATCAATGAATATGGGTTAATCCGTTTTAATGGTGAACTGTATACCGTTGAGGCTGTGCGACGGAGCATTAACTGCGTAAACATTGCATTGCGAAAGCAGACGTCGGAGTTTAGTGATCCGTATGTTCCTGACGAACCAGACGCGTTGGAAGAACCGGAAGAACCGGAAGAGTCTGGTGGCACGGAAGGTGAAGAAGAATGATTGTTCTAAAGAACATTGATTTTTCTCTCGACCCTGCATCAATCGAGCATGCCATTCAGGCAATCATCGACTTTCGGAATCAGCTCAGCGCTGCAATGACGGAATTGATCCGAACATTAGTCGATAAAGGCGTTGAAATTGCAAGGGCTGAACTAATTTTCTTCTGGAATCCGGCGTATGATACAGGGGCTCTTTCAGAAAGCATAGCAAGCGCAATGCTTGACGAAAGAACTGGCATTATCACAACGGGTGTTGTGTATGCATTGTTTGTGGAGTATGGCACAGGAATTGTTGGAGAAATCCAACACCACCCCGAGCCAAACGGGTATCAGTATGATGTAAACGGGCACAAACTGGACGGGTGGATTTATAAAGGCGACGACGGGGCGTTCCATTGGACGGCGGGCATGGCATCCAGGCCGTTTATGTACAATACGCTGAAAGATCTGGAGAGAGAAGCCGAAGCAATTGGCGGTCAAGTAATTGCAGAATACATACCGTAAGAAAGGGCAAATGAGCATGATTGATTATGAAGTCAAGGTATTCAATAAAGTTTATGCTTCAGCCGCTCCTTTGTGCGCAAACAAACGCTTTGTAAGCACAGCAATTACAGAACCGCAGACAGCATTCCCGGCTGCTTCTCTGATTGAGATTGACAACATGACAGTTAGAAACAAACAGAGTTCTATGCCCGTAGAAAACTTCGCGAAAATCACATATCAACTGGATGTGTATGCGACGTCAAAAAGTAAATGCCGCGAGGTGTTTATTGCCGCTGATGGCGCCCTGATCGCGATGAACTTTACCCGTATAAGCGGAGCATACATTGGCAACGCAGACAACGTAAAAGTGTTCAGGTACGTTGCAAGGTATGAGGCAATAGTTGACAGAGAAGGTAACATTTACCGAGCCGCCTGACGGGAAAACTTAATTACATAAAAGACGCATGATTGCGAGTATGGGTTCTACCCACGCTTTCATGCGTTTTTTATAACCAACACTTGACGAAAGGAGACAAAACAATGGCAGATCTGAAAGGTATTTCTACCTATCAAACTTACCTGATGTACCGCACGAGCACTGCGGACTCGTTCACTAGGGTCATCGACATTACTTCCTTCCCGGACCTCGTGCCCCCGAAGGATCGTATCGACATAACCTCCTTGTCCGATTATATGAGAACCTACATCAACGGCATAGGTGACACGTCAGAGTTCCAGTTTGGAGCCAATTACACACCCGACAACTACAACACTGTTACCAATCTGGAAAACCACCAGTATGAGTACAGCGTATGGTTCGGCGCGAGTGGTTCCCAGGGTTCTGAGACTCCCGATGGCCACAACGGTAAGTTCACCTGGACCGGCGACATCTCTGCGGGTATTTCCGGCGGTGGCGTGAATGAAGCGGTCGGCATGACCATCAACTGCACGCCTGCTACGGTTATCGTTTTCAGCACCACCTGATGAGTCACGGGAAGAGGGGAGGAGCAGTGCTCCTCTCCTTCTCCCCGGCTTATATAAGGAGACAAAATCATGCCAAGAAAAAAGATTGTGCCTGAAGATCAGGCGAGAAATGGAGGCAAGCCCATGGCTGCGAACACTGAAAAGAACTTTTCCAAAGTTGTTATCTCCGATAAGAACGGCGCCAAATACACGCTGGAGTTCAATGCCCGCGTGGTCAAGAACATGGAGCGCCGTGGATTCAAAA